GGCCATTTGTTGCCACCACCAAAAACCGTTTGGGTCGGTGGCCACGGAATACGGAGCGCCGCGCAGGCGCACCGCGAAGGTCGAGAACCCGGCTTCCGGATCCTCGTCGAGCATCCGTTGGTACACGAACTTCTCCACCGGGTAACCCCAGGTGTAGAACACCTTCGAATAGGGCGCTGTGTCCGCGCTCGGAGATAAGCGCGCCAGCGCCTCGGGGATTGTGGAGTGTAGGCCGAGCCGGAGGTTAACTAACCCCCGGCGAAGCCGCGCCTCCATCGGCTCCCGGACCCGCGCCCAATAGTAGGGCGAGAGTTCGGGTTCGTCCGCGCGCTCCTTGTACGCGTCGTCCAGCACCTTCTGGTAGGAAGGGAGCTGGTATTTCTGTTGAACTCGTTTGAGAGCTTGCTGCTCCCGGTTCGACAGGTCACGCGCGTCCTTCGTCAGGACAGGGGTGACGGACTCGATGTGCCCGTTCTCATCCCGCACCATGTCGAAGTGGAGCAGCCGTCGCAAGCCGGTGAACCGGCACACGTCGTCGCACCATTCGGTGGCGATGATGTCGTAAAGCTCGCGGTCGTGCGCGCACAGGTGCGCGTGGCCCACGTCCTTATCCAGAACGTGTTCCGCGAACTCGCGCAACGGTTTGCCGGCCGATCGCGACACCACCGCACTCCTTCTGGTTAGCAATTGGGAGCGTAGGGGTGCCACGGTCCAGTGGCGGGGCGGATTAGCCACCCGCGCCAAGTCGTCCTTCACAGTGTCTGCGGGGACGATTTGCTTCCCGAGGTAGGAGAGGGCTTCCATTTGGTCCCTCCCTTCCACACGAAGCTCCAGGCCGAAGACACGTTTGGCAATCCGCGCTAGTTCATCCGGGTCCAAGACACTATCAGTCCCCCACAGGTTGTCGTCACCTGTGTTGTGGACGGTGTTGAACTCGTAGAACTGCGCAGGTGGCCTGCCCGTGGCTACGCTCCAGACCCCGATCATAATGGCACGCATGCCCCAGGTGTTGTCCCAGGACGTCGCGCTTTGACCGGTGCCTCCGCCGCGCGTCTTCTCGAAGACCGCGCCGGAGGCCAAGTCAACCAAGGTTGCGTTCTGCATAGCGACGTATTTAGCTCGCAGTACCTCGGCGACTTGAGGGACGGGGCCGTTACGAGCCCCTAGTTCCCCCAGACGGGCCAGCACTTCGAAGCTCCACGGAGGGGCGAAGCTATCGTAGGCGGTCACATCAGCGGAGAACTGGACCTTGCGGCGTGCAATGCCC